CTATTTTAATGATTCGTCTACTACCATTTCCCGAACAGTTTGCTTCACCAAATGCTTGTACCAAAAATGATAGGTAAACGTGCTTGCTCCATACACGAGCACCGCAACAGTAACGATAGTGGCTGCCGCTGCTGCTACAACCATTAAAATATCCCGCGCCGTGATCCGAACAATGCCAATAATCATCACGCCTCCCTTACAGACAACTCTGCGTTGCCCATTGGTAGTGCGAGATCATCAGGCATAGGCCATGATGCTGGCCAGCGATACGCCGTCACCCGATCCAGCGTGAACACGCGAACATTAACCTCATCAGATTGATTCCCGCCGAGGATCAATAGATTCCCGGATGGGGTATTACCGACACAAAATCCAACGTGCCCGCCACCAGAGCGAGTGAAAACAACGACACATCCGTATATAGGCCAAGGTATCGCCACTCCCCATTTTTCATACGACCGCGCGGACTCAAATCGACTCGACACAATACCCGCGCGCTCCAGCATAGCTCCCACAAACGCCGCACACCACGGCGTCTCATCGTCTTTAATTCCACCCCTTTTAATATCACGCCACATCTGCAGGATCTCCGGCGCATGCTGCGCGCCCTTAATTTCCCGCAAACCGATCAACGCCTGAGCGTTCTGAATCCATGGCAACATAACGCACCCCCATTTACGACCAATCATTTTTATCCCACACAGCAACCCGCTGTGACTTATCTCCATACGCCCAAATCACAGGCAATTGAACGCCGACCTGATCGACCAGATTAAGCAGCAACCGACTAAACTCGTCCTTGACTCGATTGGGCGGCAATGAAGGCCTCCAGCCAACATCACACGCCAACTCACCTGGGAGCGGGATCAATCCATCATCAACAACACCAGCAGGCCATAGATTGTGCATCTCAATAGCCGCCGCCTGCTGATCAGCAAGAGCGATCACCTCAGCCAGCCGATTCGACATCTCCCCCAGCCCGAACGCCCGCTCGATCACACACTGCACCCCATTTAACACCGCTTGCAATGAATCATAGATCTCAGGCAGATACTTCAGCGGACGAATAATATCGCCCATGTACGCCTCGTGCGCATCGTGCAAGAGCGCAAACAGCAGATCGACAGGCCGAGCATTTTCCAGCGAACGCCGCACAAACTCCATCACCCACAACGAATGCTGAGCAATCGAATACGTGCCTTTAGGGGAATGCCCCAAATAACGCGGCTGCACACACAGACCCCACACAATATCGTACCAATGAATCAACTCGACACGCGGATTAGCCAAATCAATCCGCAAACCAGACACCGTCAAAAACACCGGCGCCGACGCATTCCCTTCATTATATATATAGTGACGACAACAACTCCCGAACCCATCATGGAGCGGCCCCGAATCCCACTGCCCACAAAACTCACACACCCCCGGCACACGATCAACCACATCCATCACGACACCTCCACATCGACACTTGCAGACCCACCAGAACGCATACACTTCCGCCAATCCTTCGACCCAGTAAAAATCACCGTACACATCTCGCTCAGGCGACTACATAAACGCAACCCCAAATGAGCCTCCAAACCCTTATCTAACGCCATATTACTCGTGATCCACGTCCGCAAATGATTATTATACCGATGATTGATAATCCGATAGAGCGTCTCGCGCGCAAAATCAGACGGCTTTTCCGCCCCCAAATCATCCAGAATCAACAAAGGAATAGACGTAATCCGCTGAATTCGCCGCTCCATCGTACTATCGCGAATCCCCTCGCGAATCTCCGCCAACATATCCGGCACCACCACAAACATCGCACGCCGCTCATCAACCCGATTATTCTCCAACTCACGCCGCAACAACCCCGCCACAATATGCGTCTTCCCCGTGCCCGGCAGACCATATAACAACAACGACCCCTCGCAATACACCACCACCTTACGCAGTGGCCCATTATGATCAATCAAATCCGCCAGCCGCTTTTTGACATAATAAAGCGGCACCCCACACATCCCCAGCAACTCCTCGACCCCCGGCGGAGGCGGCTCCACGCACCGACAATACTCATTCGGCAACCACCCACCCTGAAACGGCCTCCACCCCATATCCACACCACACGCCGGACACGGCACCGGAGCAACAGGCCGCTTATCAATATCCAAAATCCCCGCCAGCAGCCCCGACACCGCCCTCATGCACTCCCCTTGCGCTCATCCTCCACCACGCGCGCGATAAACATATCGCAAATACTATCGCGTGCCACCCGATACCCCGAGTGCTGATCACAACGCAAATTCACCTTGCCGCGAAAAGATTTCTGATTAAACGACCATTTACACACCACGCACGAACGATCAGACCCCTTTTCCGTGTAACGATACCCAGTCATAACCGCACCCTCCTTTGACCATAAAACCGCCGCCAGCGACAATAAAACACCACCTCGCACACCACCCAAACCACCAACGCCCCCAGCGTAAAACCAGCCAGAAACCACATCACCCCACCTCCGACGCGCTCGGCGCATCAAATAGCGACGGCTGCTTTGCTAGTAGCGCCACCCGCACATCGTTAATCCGCTTGCGCACCTGCCGCGTTGAAATCCCGTACAACCGCGACAACTCCGAATAATTCCGCCCATTAAACCGCTTGAACATCTCCAGATCGCGCTTATGCAACTCAAAACGGACACCCTTCGGTAAATAAAACTGCTCACCCGACCAATCCATCCGCAACAACTCCGCAAACTTGTACCCCAAATCATCCGCCAACTCCGGCGCCAACCCCTCGCTCACCAGCAACTGTGCCGCCTTATCCGCCAAATCACGAAACAACTCAGGGTAAAAATCCTTCTCCACATCATTCATAACCGCACCTCGCACGCCGATAAAATAGCCGCACTATCAATCAAATCCTGATTAAAAACAGACTTACGCCCTAGCGCGAACATACACAGCGCCCACAGTTCCAGATATGGCACAAACGTATTACGCTCCCGCGCATCCGCCTGCCGTGCCCGCGCCATCAGTACCAATTCTTGCCGCGCATTCGAGCGGGATACCTCATCCAGTAATTCATCTGTGATCGCAGGCAAAAACCGCATCGCCCACTTCTTGAGCGACTCAATCAACCGATCCCGCATCCAACCGTTCGTCCATTGCAACGCATCCACGCGGCAAATCCGCTTCACATACGCCGCTAACGCCGCTTCCGATGCATCCTTCACCACCCCAATCTCGTGCAGGAACAACCAGAGCGCTCTGATTTTGCGAGACTCATCGCGCACATCCAGCGGACGCGAGCGCTTCTGCTTTTTGACAGGCGACCCATCCGCCTTACGAGCATGACGAATCTTGAACCCATGCGCTCGCAAATGCTTGAGCACCCGTTCGAGCGCAAATAAATTCAAATCAGCCGCCGACTCAGCCCCGCCAGCTTCCAACAGTATCCCGCGATACACATCGTCAGACAGCCCCATATCGCGCTTCGCCACATGAATCACCCGAATCAACTTCTTGCGCTGCGTCGCCAAATCCAACGCCATGACTACACCGCCGCAACATCGAGCGGAATCGCAACGTATTGATCCGAATCCCCCACCCGCTCATAAAACCGGATATATGATTTTGACCCAACTACCGTGAGTGACTCACCAATCGCCACCATCGCCCGCTGCCAGCGCTCGTCTTTGATATCAATCCGACGGAGCGACAACACTCGACCAGTATTGATTTTACCTTCTTTGTCCGTCTGGAACGCTGCCGAAATCAGCGCTTTGATCTCGTCGCGACTCCCCTGCGACCATTCCTCCACGCACTCACCGATCAGCGCCTGTGCAGCCTGCAGCCGCTCGTCAAACACCAGATGATCCGCCACCGCCAATTGCACCTTCAGTGACCCATCAAAAGAATAGAGCGTAATATTCCCCTTTTTCCCGCCGAGACTTACGCCAAATTCCCCCGCCGACAAATCAACAAACGCGCCAACCTCCGCAAACACATCCGCGCGGAACCGCTTGAGATCGTCACGCATCGCCCGTGCTTTTCTCACCAGATCATGCACCAGCACATCGCGCGCCTGGTCAATCGGCTTCACCATCGACATCGGCACCAACCGCCCTTTACCATCCTTCATATAATCAATAGCACGCATATCTTCCATTATCACACCGCCTGAGTAATATCGTTTTCGTCACCATCAACACCATCAGCAGCCGCACGCCGCCCCAAAACCGAACGCAGCGCAACATCACCCGACTTCGCCGCAGGCCGCTTCCGTTCCGCCGCTCTACCAGAACGCGGCAAAACCTCCTGCTCACGCCCCGCTAACACCGCCACATCCTCCAAACTCACCCCCTCGCGCCCATCCGCCAGCGCCAGATTTAAGAGCGCCACCGCCCGCTCCTGCAACTCTAAAAAGTTCCGTGCCGCCGACAACGCCGCCACCCGCATTGCCACTTCATCCGTAAAATGATTCGGCAACACCGCGCACAAATACCCCGCCGCCTCCTCCTGCGACAGCCCATTCATCCGCACCACATCCGTGCGCAACCGCACCTCGGAAACACCAGCACGACTCATCGGATCGCTTTGCCCCACCAGCACCACCGAAAACAACTCGCTATTGCCCATCCACTGAATCTCCCGTAACGTTTTAAGACTGCGCAACGTCGAACTATGCATCCGGTGCGCTTCTTCAATCACCAGCACAATCTTGCGCTTACGGCTTACCTCCCCCACAATCCTCCGTACCTGCCGACTACGCGCTTCGCCACCACGCTTTGGCGACTCACCATCCGGCGCTAAATCAAGCACCAAAGCACACTCAATATCGCCAATCGTAATCCGCTCCTTCTGACCACGCGTCACATGCACCTGATGCACCCCCAGCTTTGAAAGCGCCGCCGTGATCGCCTTGGACTTCCCAATCCCACGCTCACCGCAAATACACACCATCGCCTGAGACTCCACCGCCATCGTCAAAATCCGCATCACCCGCAAACCATCAGCCGTCGCAAACACCGCATCCTTGAACGGATCGCGCTTATACCCAAGATTGACAAACAACTCTAAACGCGTCATACTCTGCATATAGATACCCTCTAGTTCTTGTTTTGGTAACACAGCACCCTGCCTCTGGGAATCCCTCCCCAGAGGCACTTTTTATAGCGCCTCGCGCACCCGTTCGTGTTCAATATCCGCCGCCAACTCCGCCACAAACCGGCGTGAACAACCCGCCTCTTCAATCAATCGCGCCACCTCAGCCCGCGACGCACCCGTTAAAATCAAACCCGACATCGCCTGCAAATCCCGTAACGCCGCCGCCACATCCGGATACACATCCACATTCAGCGGATTTTCCAAAGCACGAACCTCCTTCGTCCGCGTCGGCAGCCGCTTTAACTTCGCGTCAACCGCCACCGCCTGCGTATATAAAGAATTGTGCATCCCATCAAGTTGCACCGCTTCCTTCGCCGCCTTCTGGTACGGCGAATGCGGCGCCGCCGTAAACTCGCCAATCTTGTTCGGACGGAAATCCTCCACCTCGTACTTCTGGCCAGTAACACAATCCACCACCACCATCGCCTGCTCAAACACCCCTTGGTACACAAATACCCAGGCATCATGCAGCCCCTTCACCTCGTACAGCACCCCTTCCAGCGAAAGCACCCCCGCCTGATCCACCTTACGCTTCCAACGCCGCACCACCGTGCGGATCGCATCCTCCGGCAACTCCACCGCGCCGCCGTAGCGGCTGATCTCGCGCCACGCATCCATGCGACTCGCCCCCCGCTCGAAGCGATGCTCACGCCCATTTAGCTCCTGCTGATAAATAAAAAACTGCCGATTCAATTCCGAAAGGGTGATTTCAAACGACTTCCAATTACTCTCCACAAAAAACGGCAACTCAAACCGCTGCCACTGCGTCCGCCACGGGCGCTCAATTTTGCCGTGAGCCTCCTTAGACAGCGGCACCGACGGGTCAATCTCCACCCCCAGGCGGCCAAAAAAATCCACCGCCCCCTCGCTCGACATCATCGGCCCCTTATCCCCCTTGATCTTTTCTGGCAGCCCAAAAAACTCCTTGCATTCATTACGGCTCCATGCCCACGCCAGAAAATCCAGATTGTCCCCCGCGCTCTCGCCACACGCCGCCACATACCGTGCCACATGCACCCCGCTATGATCATCCGTCAACCCGTAGACCCAAGGCCGCAGCCCATCCACCGGAATCGGCTTATTCTTGTAATCCTTTGTGCCACGGTGCAACTTCAACACGTATTCCCCATCCGGCAAACGCTTCGCGATATAGAAACAACTCGACGTCGACGCATCCACATGGTGCAACTCGTTTGGCCGCTCCGCTTGGAACCGGCACACCCGCCGCCGCTGCCGCAGATCCCCCGTCTCCCGAATCACCCGATCAAACGTTGACGGATGCACCTCGCCAAACCGCGGCTCCAACGACCCATTTTCCACCGCTAAGCGCAGCGCCTGCTCCGTTGTCAGCCGCCCCCGATGCTCCGGCGGACGACACTTAATCGCCGCCACCACCCGCGCAGCATCCTCAATCCCCTCAATCTTGCGCGAACTTTCATGCGTGCGCTGCCGTGGCAGAGCGCGGTATAACGCCGCCACCGAAACCCCCAGACGCTCAGCCCACTGCTGTACCACCCGCGTACGCATCCCCGCACCAGCCGCGCGCCAGTCCGCTTGCATCATCGCTAACATAGCCGGATCAATCGCACGTGCCATCGCCTCACACCTCATCAAATAAATTGACCCGCTCTTCCCACATCCGCCGCACATCACGCACCACCAGCTCCGCCGTCGCAATATGCCCCTCGATCCGCCCCATCAACACCGGATCATCCAGCACCCGCTCGTCCACCATCAGCTTCCCCGCCTTCGCCGCCAGCGAAGCACAACACTCCTGCAACGACCGAAACATCTCCACCGCAAACGAATAATCCTTCGCCTGCTCGTCCGGGTCATACGGCTTCAGGCGCTTCACCTCGTTAATCAGCGCCTTCACCTCCCCTTGTAGCCCCTTCGTCTCCTCCTTCACCGCCGCATCCACACTCTTTTGCAAACGCGCTAACTGCTCCGCCTGATTACGGTTCTGCTCCAAAATACGCTCAATCCCCGCCCGTAAATCATCCGCATGATCTGAATCCAGCGGAATCTGCTCGTCGCCAATCATCACCACCTCGTCCTGCACCTGCACCTCGCCCGCTGCCGAGAGTTGGCGGAGCTTTTTGAGATCGCGGTAGCCGACTTGAAAACCGCCAACGTTGGCGAGAAATTGTTCGCCGAATGTTGCGAGGTTAAGCAGATCTTCGTCCACCTTTTGGCGTGACAATCCTATGTGATTACAAAACTTATCCCACGTTCCTATGCTTGGGAGATCGCGGTAAAGCTTGGTTTCTTTGACTTGCTTGAGCCACATCAAACCGCCAACGTTGGCGAAATCGGCGATCATCTTGACCCCTTGAATGCGGCCAATCATCTCGTGGCACTCCGCAATCTTCTGCTCCCGCTCCACCTGCTCCTCACGCTGCCGCAGCCGTGCATCGTGCTCCGCCTCCAGCTCCGCCGTATGCATCGCCACCTGACGCTCGTGGAAATTCGCCGACTCCACCACCTGCTCCCGCTCCACCTCTACCGAATCTATTGCCGCTTCCGGCTTTCTACGCTGTGCCATTACGCCACCCTTTCTTGCTGTTTTATTTGCCGTAGCCGATTGATAATCACCGCACACTCAAACCCCCGATAGCGCAGCGCGCGCAGTTGCCGCAACGCCGCCGCCAGCGTGGCGGCGTTGGCTGTATATACCTGAGCCAAAAACTCGCCCAACGTCCCATCGGCTGAAACCAGCACCGCTACCTGCTCTTCATTCACCTGCATATCACCCTCCCAGTGTCGCAATCTCGCCATCAAGCGTGTGCCGCTTGTGCTTCAGTGCCTGTACATACGCCGCATACAGCGCGCTAATCCGGTTGCCCGGCTCGTACAGCGCCCCACTCATCCGCACCCACTTGCGCTCCAAAAGCACACTCAGGTGACTCATCACCGTCCCGTGCGGCAGCTCTAAACCACGGGCAATCTCTGCCGCACTCACCGCCGTACTTTGCTGGTGTAAAAACTCCATGATGTCGATCAGCTTGTAGCTGCTCATCACCGGCGTGTAGGTTTTTTGTGCCATCCTTTCCTCCCGCCTTACACAAACAACCGAGGCAACTCGTCAATCAGCACCCCATGCTCATTGTCAATAAACCCCGCCGCCCGCAACCGCTGCTTATGCCGCTTGATCGTTGAACGATCACGGCCTAACAACTTACAAACCTCACGCGTCGTTAGCCCCATAGTGTGGTAGCGCGTAATCCGCTTCAGGTGCTCCGGCAATAACCCCACCGCCAACTGCGCCGCCTCTGCTATACCCTCGGCCTTGCCCCGCAAGTAGCCCTCTTCAATAAAATCCGACGCCTCCAACCGTGCCATCGCCTCACCCGCATAACACCCCGTGCGGCGAATCTCCGGCAACACCTCGCTCGTCACCCACTTACGAAAACGCTTCGCCGCGTCCGTGCGACTCGCCAAAATCAACGCATACATACCAAACTCACTGACGTAGTTTGATTGGCGGACGCGACCCATGCCGTCGATTGCGTCGCGTTTCGTGACGCAATCCCCGTCAACGTGCTTCGCCAGCGCTTCGCGCGGGTTCACATACTCCAACACCCCACATAAATCATTGGCGTTAAACCACGGCATTGCGCCGTCCATCTCTACCCGTACCGAATGATTGCCAAACCAAAAAAGCTCCGTCGTCGCCATGCTCGTCACTACCTGCTCTTCCATGTCGTCCTCCTTAAAATGAATCGCTGTAAATGCCAGGGATCAGCTCGACACCAATCTCCGTACTCAAATCGCGCATGATCTTGGTCGATTTTCGACCCCATGGCAGTTCGCTCCGCCCTGCCCAGCGGCGGACAATCTGCTGCACCGTGTTGTACGAGTACCCGTATTTCTTTGAAAATTGATGCAGGTTCGTCCCCTGCTCCATCAGCCGTGCCCGCACTTGTCTTTGCGTCATCACCAGCGCACCTCCTATTTTTCCTATTGACACACAAAGCGAAACCGCTACCGTGTATTCATGTCGTGTATATTATTTACACAGTACGGGTAAGTCAAGAGGTAAATTACACAATATGAATAAAAATGCTGCTGAAACTATTATCGACCGAATTAAGCATGCGCTGCGCGTAAACACTGACACAGAGCTATGCAATGAGACTGGCGTTAATCGACAGACGCTTAGCAATTGGAAATCGCGGGATCACGTACCTTACCCACTTTGTGTACAGATAGCAGATAGTCATGACATTTCACTCGACTGGCTCCTTACCGGCGCGGGGCCGATGGAGCGGTGGAGTGGATTAGGCTCTATAATGGGCAAGAGCGGATTAGGGAAAACAATGTCCGGTATTGTTATTGGTAGAACAATGACCGAGAGGGAATACGAATCGGCCTCCGATCACACCCCAAAAACTGGTATTGGCCAATCGCGCCTATTACTGACATTGCTAGATGAACTCGACAGCGACGACCAGCTCCTTGCTGTTGAATTGATAGAGTTTATGGTGCGCACTAAAAAGCACACCAAAGCGTTGGAACAACGAGTCAAAGCCTTGGAAGAACGCATTACACAATAGCCGAACTGTTCGGCATAATTAAAGAAACAAGGAGCGAGCTATGTCAGCAATGCTTGAGATGATTCTCCACACCGTGACGGGCCAACGATTTGTGGTCGCAAAACAGTTACCAGAGTCGGAGCACCCGATACCGGGCTACCGACTGGTGGATGTTGCCGTGCAGAAAGGTGTGACAAAGAATCGCTTTGTGAGCGCATTAGTTACAGCATTAGGTGGAAAGCCAAAGCGCGCAGCTGAGGAGAATGTACGTCAGTTGCGCCAGCTAATTGCAGCTGTTGGCGAAAAAGGTGAAAGCGTTGTGTTTATTGTCCATGACGCGCAGCTGCTGTCACCTGATACGATTTGGACATTAAAGCCCTTAAGTGAAATGCTGATGTATCGTAGTGAAAATACTAAAGGTGGCATCGGTTTTGTCTTGTTAGGCGACGTAAAATATCTGCACGAGACGATCTCTGAAATTCCTGACATTAAATTGCGAACTGACTTTCTACGGGGATGAAGGGGGCAGGGTAAAGGGGATTAGATGACCAAAATAACAAGGGGGGAAGTATGTCACTAACATGCACACGCACACTGTTCTATCGTCGGGCTGTTTGGAGTAGATCGCAGTCCAATGATCTCGAACGAATCATCACGGACGCACATCAAAAGCTATCAAACACTGAAAACAGAACATTTCCGCATCGGCTCGGAAAGATCCAAGGGCTGAAGTATTTTTTAGCAGAGAATGGCGGCATCTTTTTGCATATCGGCCTCTACAGGCCTAACCAGCCAACGTCTATTATTCCGCAGCCGTCACCGCAAAGCCCAGCAACTGACCTGAGTGTATGTCCTCCGCCCGACGGACACGACTACCTGAGCGGGGATATTTTTGTGTTGATTAAAAATAACCACGTCATACTGTGTCCGAGCGGAGTGCACGAATCTATTGCAACATCGTACCTGTCTTCTGTTCTGCTGAGTGTAGATCAGCACGAGCTTGCCGAGAGTTACACGGTTGATCCTATTGTAAATACAGATAATCTTAGGATATTGAATCGCGAAGGGGTAAAAGAGATCGAACTCAGCGGAGCACTGTATTCCGCCAGTGTTGAGCATATAGAAAGGACAACTGTCCAAAGGAAGTTATTCGGTTCCCTTGCGCAAGAGATTCGGGGAATGTTTGCGTCTGATGTTACGCCAAATGGGATTGAAAACCTGAATGTACGTGTTACTATCTCTTTTGACTCACGGAAAAAAGAGAGCAAGTTGACGGCAGCGAGTCGGGTGGCAGACATTGCAAAAAAGATCGTAGCGGACGAACCCGAAGATGATGGCTTTAAAATTGTCACAGGAAAGGGCAATCACCTGAGTGCTCGCCAGATGCGCGTTAGTGAAAAGGTTCAGTTGCGGTTAGAGGGGAACACGGTGGTATATAATGACGTCATGAACGCAGTACTGGCGTACATGACAACACTGCAAAGGGATGGGACGCTATCACAATGAAACAGCAATTAGACTGGAAAAAAATCACTTTCACGGCGGTTTCTTTTGCATTGGCCATCGCAGCTTCGTACTACGGGCAACCGCTGATTCATGAGAATAGCAACGCCATGAATGTTATTGTGACCGTTTTTTCCGTCCTTGCTGGTTTCTTGGTGGCAATCATTGCCTTACTTGGCGACCCCGCCCTCTTGCCGCCTGGCACATGGAGAATAGCGGAGGCTCACCGTAAAACACTTTCTAACCGCCTTGCTCGGCATAAGTGGATGTTCGTTCTGTACCTTATAACCCTTGCTTGTATATTTATTGCACTACTTATTCCTGCAACGCATTACGCTATACGGATTTGGGTAGAGCGCGTGTTTTTATTTTTTGCCGTCTTCGCTTTTATCTTATCCTTGCGGCTTCCAGGTTCGCTCATGCGAATCCAGCGCGAGCGCATAGATGCCGTTATTGAACATCGCAGACAGGCGGAGGGTATTAGCCCAGATGCTGATGTCAAATAGCAATATGCTGCAATAGCAAACCAAGCACACCCCCGCCCCTCACGGACGCGGGGGTTTTTTATTTCCCCCTCTTGTTACGAGTATATTACCTACAACGGCTCCCAGAGCCGTTTTTTTGTTGGTGTTCAAAAGACTATTTAGCCATCTCCCCTTATGATCGCCACCAGTTGCTCTCGTAGTAACGCGCTCGCGGGTCACACGTGAGCAGCAACATGGAGGCAATCATGGAACATTTCACATCCATCGCCCTGTGCACGAAGGCCCGTCTAGCGTCTTTCACGTTGTTACTTTTCACATTTGCTAACCCGTAACCGACCAAGGAGTACACATGCCACAGAACCAAGCGACCGCAGGGAAACGTTTTTGGCTGAGTAAGACGTTCTGGATCAACCTGCTGGCTATCATTGCGCTGGTGGTGCAGAGCTACACCGGCTTTGTCATTAGCCTGGAAGCACAAACGTCCATCCTGGCTGCACTCAACGTAGCGCTGCGCCTGATGACGAAAGAGCCCATCAATTGGGACGTGTCCCATGACAAGGCGCAGTAGCCATGTGGGAAGCGCTGGCGGCACTGCTGGCGGTGGTGGGCATGCTGGTGCGCCAGTATCTGGCACACCGCAATGCTCCGCCGGAGGCGACCTATGATCGCCACACCTTTGCAGAAGATCTTGCTCGCCGCGACGGCCATGGCCTTTCTGCTCATTTTGAGCAGTTGCGCCGCCCGCCCATCCCCGGTGGTGGTAATCCCCGCCGACCGGATGATCACGCCGCTGGCGAGCGGCAATTATGAAGTGACTCCGGCATGGCTACTGGAGCGCTACGACTACGAACGCTGGCTCACTGACGAGCTGGCCGATTGCAAAAGGGGGAAATAGGCATGTTGGAGGGAATTCCGCTGGCGTTCGTGTCGCTGACGGTCAGTACGCTGGGCTTGCCCGGCATGGCGGTGGTGTTCTGGTATGTCGATCAGCGCCGCACGGAGCGGATGCTAGCTGAGCACAAGGCGCAGCTTGATAACGTCCTCAAGGTCTACCGCGCAGATATGGATCGGGTGACACGCTACTACGAAGACAACGTCTCGCTCGTCAAGGGGTACGAGCGACTGGCAGAAGATCTATCGGGGGTGATCACCCTCTCTACACGGACACTGGAAGCCATGGTGCAGAAGATAGAACACAATCAGTGGTGCCCGGCTGCCCGGGAAGGAGTGGGGAAACGATGAGTATAGAACGTGCCGCTATGCGCGGCAGATTGGCAGAAGCCAAGGATCGTCAGCAGCGCTTAATGTTGCGAATAGAAGGGCATTGCGGCGCTATCCGCAGTGGGCTCAATACCGCGCTGACTCCGGTGGCAGATCTGGAGATCCCCAGACTCGCCACATTCATGGACGATCTGGTGCAGCACTGGGGCGAGTTACAGGCCGTGCGCGGCGAGATTGCCAGACTGGAAAAGGAGCTGTTCTGATGGCGGAAAAAGGGGCAAAGGGGAAGCTCTACGACGTCGCTTTCCGTATGTACACCGCCGACGGCAAAAGCCTAACAGAGATTGCCGATGCGCTGGGGGTTTCGCGCCAGAGCGTGGCGGCGTGGAAGGCGGAAACCAGACGCGGCAGCGAAGAGCACGACGACTGGGATCGGGCGCGGCAGCAAAAGCGCACTAATGTGCAGCGGCTGCGCGACCTGTTTGAACGCGAACTCACAGCACTGGAAACCAGCCAAGCGGGCAGCCTGAGTGCGGGGAGCCTCGATGCCATTACCAAGCTCGGCACACTGGTGCAGCGTTGGGAGCAGGCGGGAGCCGCTCCTGCCTACGACCGTCCCCGGGTCTTTCTGGAAAACCTGCAATTTATTATCGGCTGGTTGCGCGAGCACGATCCCGCGGGACTGGCAGTACTGGCGGAGAGTTTTGATCCACTGACAACGGCATTTAAGGAGCAAGGACATGGCAGCAGTAATGCGTAAACGCCCCCGCATGAGCGAGGGGCAGTATGACAAACAGGTTGCCGAACTGCGCGGGTTCATCAAAGAGAGCGTCAGCCCCTTTGAGTGCGACACCCCCGCTAAGAAGCGGGAGCGCATTGCCAGCGCGCGTCACGACAAGTTGTTTTTCATGCAGACCTATCTGCCGCACTACTTCACCACAGAGTTTGGCGACTTCCATCACGAGTGGGCAGAAATAGCCGAATTGCGCGACCAGTTTGCCGTCGTTGGGGCTCCCCGCGAACACGCCAAGTCGACGTTCTTTACCTTTGGCGATCCGCTCCACGCCATCTGTTATGGGCTGTGCCGCTTTGCCATGCTCATCAGCGACACGCACGAACAGGCGCAAGGGTTCACCGTCGCGCTCAAGTTGGAGCTAGAAGAAAACGTCCGCCTGCGCCACGACTTTGGCGACCTTACTACGAAGCACTGGAGCGACGACGACTTTAAAACATCCAATGGGATCTGGGTGCTGGCACGGGGACGGCGCGACAAGGTGCGCGGTCTCAAGAACGGCCCACACCGCCCCGACTACGTCCGTTTCGACGACATGGAAAACGATGACAACGTAGAAAACCCGCGCCTCGTAAAAAAGCTGATTAGCTGGATTCGCGGCTCAGTGCTGGGATCGCTGGGCAAGGGGTATCGCGCATTACTAGTAGGGAACCTCTTTCACCCTCGCAGTGCTATTTCACAAATGATTGCCCTGACAGACGAAGAGACGAACGAGCCGCTGTACTTCTCTAAAGTGTACGACGCCATTCAAGACGAAGGCACCCCGCAGGAGCGGCCACTTTGGCCTGCTAACTGGCCGATGGAACGGCTCATGAAGAAGAAGCGCGACATGGGCACCTTCGACTTTAACCGCGAAATGCGCAACCGCGTGGCGGTGGCCGACAGTCCGTTCCCCGAAGAACAGGCACAGTATTACGAGCGTGCCCGCATCATCCGCTCGCCGCTCATTGTGGCAACGGCGGTCGACCCGTCGGCACGAGCAGGGGAAAACAACGACTACCGCGCGGTAGTGACGTGGGGGCTCGACCCAGAACAGATGGCGTTCTACTGCCTCCATGCATGGCTCAAGAAAAAAAGCATCAGCGAAATGTTCGCTGCCGCCTACGCGCAGCAGGAAACCTACGGCAGCGCTGTGGCGTATATCGAAGAAAACATGCTCAAGGATTTCCTGCACGAAGCGATGCAGACCTTCGCCAAAAGCGTCGGGCGCTACTTGCCTTGGCAGGCGGTGCACCATAACACCAACAAAGAGGGGCGGATTGTAGGGACGTGTTCGTACCTGTGGGAGTACGGCAAGCTGCGCTTTGAGCGTGGGCATAGCGACCAAGACAAACTGCGCGAGCAGTTTATTTACCTGCTCACGCCGTCGGTGAATGACGACGGCCCTGATGCTTCGCAAATGGCCATCGCAGGATTACAGACCCATCAGGGGAACGGTTCGGATGGCATCCATTCTGCCGTGCCACGGCAGGCACGCACCATGCTACGGGGGTTTTATGAGTAAGGGTCTCTGGATCACACCGCACGAATTTATAGAATTTCGCGAAAGCTCTGAGCGCCAAGCGCTGGGGCAGGAGATAGCCAGCCGCAGCACGGCGTGGGACTTTAGTGCCTTTATTGGCCTACTACCCGACCCTGACCCGGTACTGCTGGCGCGGGGCGATAGTCCTCGCGTGCTGGAAGGGTTGATGGCCGATGCCCACGTCACCAGCGTGGTGCAGACCAGAAAGCTGGGGACACTGCGCCGCGACTTTCGCTGGCGTGCGGGGAGTCTGCATAACGAAGAGCCCTCCCCCGCTGCCGAAAAACTGCGCCGCGATCTGGTGGAAGACCTTGAGCGGATCGACCTGTACCACCTTGTCAGCGAGATCCTTGACGCCCCGTACTACGGCTACACCCCGATTGAAATTCTGTGGCGTGCCGCAGGGGGGCGGATGCGCATTGATAATCTGGTGGCAAAACCACGCCGCTGGTTTGGCTTTGACGATACTGGCGCGCCGCGCTTTATCAGCGCAAACGACCCAACAGGTGAGTTGTTGCCGTTTGGCAAGTTCGTGTTTGCGCGCCACTTTCCCACGTATGACAACCCCTACGGTCTGCGACTGCTTTCCCGCTGTTTCTGGCCGGTGACGTTTAAGCGCGGTGGCATGAGCTTCTGGGTCACGTTTGTAGAAAAGTACGGCATGCCCTTTTTGTTCGGCACCTACCCCAAAGGAACCAGCCCTGTCGAGCAGCAGGCACTGTTGCGGCGCCTCGCCAGTATGGTGCAGGACGCCGTAGCGGTGGGGCCAGAAGGCTCCCGCGTAGAGATTCAGGGCGGCGGCGGCAGCAGCGGCAGCAGTGGTGGTGGTGGTGAAACGTACGCCAAACTGCTGGCAACGATGGATGCCGAGATCTCCAAGGCTCTTATGGGGCAGACGCTGACGGCGGAGACGTCGCAGCGGGGTGGTGCGTATAGCCAAAGTAAGACCCACGAGGCGGTGCTGGAAGTGTACCGCGAGGGGGACGAGCAGATGGTAAAGACGGCCATGGAAGAGATTGCGTGGCTCTACGGGCAGATCAATGCCCCCGACGTGCCGACCCCCAGCTTTGTGTGGTGGGAGGACGAAGACCCGCAGCAGGCGTTCGCTGAGCGCGATAAAAGTTTATCTGAAAGCGGGCGGCTGCGCTTTACCAAGCCGTACTATATGCGCCGGTATGGGTTGCAGGAGGGGGATTTTGAACTGGTTGATCCGGTGTCAAACGACCCAGCAGCGCGTGAATTTGCCGAACCGAGTACCCGTTTTACGCCGGAGCAAGAGGCGCTGGAAACGTTGATTGACGTGGCCACGCGTGAGGCTGCTGTCGCTGTGCAGGTCACCGAGGAGCAACTGGTACGCATTGTGTTGGAGTCGGATTCGTACGAGCAGGCCATGGAAAAGGTTCTGGCACTCTGGCCGACGCTTGATGGTACGGCTATTGCCGAGCAGATGGAGCAGGTGCTTTTGGCTGCTGATTTGTTAGGGCGCTGGAGTGCGCAGGCGGAGGCGAGTGATGGCAATTAAGGTCACCCCTGTCCCCCCTAAAGAGGCCATAGCTTTCTGGAAGGAGAAGGTGCTGCTTGGTCCGGGCGAGTACCGCAAGCTCTCTGATGAGGCGAAACTTAAAGCCTTTGCTGTGAGCGGTATTGCTAAAGGGGCGGAGTTAGAAACGGTGTATAGCGCCATCAATAAGGCGCTCACCGAAGGAATCGCCTTCCGTGATTTTCAAACGCAGTGCCGCGAGATATTCCAGCGGCGCGGCTGGGATATCAAAGCGCCGTGGCGCATGGAGACGATCTTTCGCAACAATGTGCAGGATGCCTACAACGTTGGGCGCTACCGGCAAATGAGCCGTGTCACCACTGCCCGCCCGTACTGGATGTACAGCGCCGTCAACGATGGCCGTACTCGCCTGCACCACCGCGCGATGCACGGCAAGGTGTTCCCGCATGATCATCCGTTCTGGGATACGTGGTATCCCAAAAACGGCCATCGCTGCCGCTGTTCGGTGATCTCGCTGTCCGAGCAACAGGTAAAAGCGCGGGGGCTGAAAGTCGAAACTGCCGACCCCACGGGCAAGATGTTTGAACCTATCGACCCACGCACGGGGGTGCGTCACCCTGCACGGCTGCTGCTGCCAGATTCAGGCTTTGCGTACCATTCAGGCAAGGTGGCAGGCGGGATAGATACGCAACCTCAGCAGTTCACTACACAGAAAAACCTCAAGGGGCCAGCCGATTTTGGCAGGCGGGCACTGGGTAATGTGCGGCCTCAGGAGATGGCACTGGCGCCGCAGGGCTTCCTCCCGTCCGGGCAGAGCGACGCGCAGTATCGGGCGGAGTTTCTTAAACGCTATGGCGAGTCAGGCACGGTGGTGCGCGATGCACTGGGCGATCCGGTACGGATTGGGCTGCGCGCTTTTCTGATCAACAAATCCAAGGGCGATGTGGCTGGCAATTACAAGTTTACCAAGTCCGGTCATGGCGTGGTGATCCCGGTGCTGGAGCAGATGCTCACGCAGCCCTACGAGATATGGCTTACCCCGCAGATTAACGACGACAATGGCCGTGTGCGCCTTAGTAAGCGCTATGTGAGCCTCTGGAAGACTCCTGAAAAGCAGCGTATCGCTGGTCTGGTAGTGATGGAGGTGATGGGTGGGGAGCTGGTTGGAGTGTCCGCCTTTACCCCGATGCGGGAGGGTGAGCCGGATCTGGAATATGTCGAGCGGCAACGCAAGGGGGTGCTGGTGTACCCCAAAAAGAAATGACCGAGGTGGTCACCCCTCGGTCGGCTCCGGCCTGTCTGGCAGGGTGACCCCCCCGACCGGAACTCTGGTCGGAAATGTAGGCAGCCTGTCGGCGAATGTCAAGGGCGTCAAAATTGCCCCTAAATCGCGCGTTTTAATAAAAACGCCCTGAGATACCTGAAAAGGGAAAATCGGGGCAAGAAACGGCAAATAGGCCGCAAAAAATAGGAGGTATGTCGGTGAAAGGATGGGAGGAGATTTTTCGGACGGGCGTGCACATCGATTCTGCTGGTCGCGGGCGGGAGTTTACCACCGCTGATCTGGATCGAATAGTGAGCAGCTACGACCCTACGCAGCACGAAGCGCCGGTGGTGGTTGGCCACCCCAAGGACAACGCTCCGGCCTATGGCTGGGTGGAATCATTGCAGCGTGCGGGCGAGGTGCTGCTGGCAAAGTTTCACCAGGTGGCACCGGAGTTTGTGGAGATGGTGCAGGCGGGGCGGTTTAAGAAGCGCTCTATTTCGCTCTATCCCGACGGCACTCTGCGGCATGTGGGTTTTTTAGGGGCACAGCCTCCAGCGGTAAAGGGGCTGCGTGATATCGCCTTTGGCGATGATGATCAGGCGTTGAGTTTCGAGTTTGTTGAAAACCATACCAAGGGGGATCAGATGACAGTTGAGCAGTTACAAAAGCAGCTAGCCGACGAGCAGGCGGCACGGGCGAAGGCGGAAAAAACAGCGTCGGACGCTCTGGCCAAGGCTGAGCGCGCTACCAACGATTTTGCTGAAGCAAAAAAGCAGGCACAGCGACAGGCGATTGTGGATTGTGTGGAGAGCGGTGTGCGCGATGGCAAGCTGTTGCCAGCGTGGAAAGAGAAGGGGCTGGTGGACTTTATGGTGGCCTTAGAAAATCAGGGCGGCGAGTACCAGTTCAGCGAAGGGAGCAAGCAAAGCCCCGCGCAGTGGTTTAAGGGGTTCTTGTCTGAGTTCACGGCACACCCGCTGTTTCGCGAGTTCACTCAGGCGCAGCAGAACAATGCTACGGGTGGTCAAACCAGTTTTGATCCATCGCTGACGAGTCATGTGTAGGAACAACCAATAACCGGCCATGGCGGCCAAAGGAGTTGAAACGATGATCAATGGAAAAGTGGGCGTTTTCGGGCGCAATGATGAACGGGCTGGGGCTCACGGTCATGGGCCAGTGCTGCTCAGTGGAGCGCTGCAGACTGATAGTGGTCTCTTTCCAGTAGGGCTGCTGCTCAGTCGCTTGGCTGATGGGGTGCTGGCACCGCTGGCAGTGGTAGTCGATGCGGTGATTGCCACGGGGAATGGCTCCACGAAGGCCTACAGCACGACGCTAGGGACGGCACCTATCGAACCGGGGACGGTCAGTATCAGTGATGGGGTGGAGAGTTTTCATGATGATGGACATGGTCGATTGATTGGCGATGCTGGCGGCAGTGGGGTGATTGACTACGGTACGGCCACGCTGGCGATGGAGTTTGCCGCGAATGTCGTGAGCGCCACGGAGGTGCTGGCAGACTACACCACGGCGATTGACGGGGTGCTCGACGATCTGGCCGACACCGCCATGGTCAGTGCGGCCAACTACATTGTCCACGGTACGGTACGCCGCGAGGTGTTGAAGGTGGGAGTTGCCTCCCCGGTCGCACCATCCGCGGCGCTGCTGATGCGCCTCCAGAAACGCGGCATTTACGCCGTCGGTTAAGAACGAAAGGTAAGGAGAGAGAACTATGTTGGATATTCGTGGACTGTTTATTGTTTCGTCGATTGCAAGCTATCTCAAAAGTCTACCGGTACTAAAGACGCCGGTAATGGATACGATTTTTTCCCACCGTCCGCAGCACCCACTCGCCATGATCGGCGCGGATATGCTGGTGCCTGTGGTGCATGCCCTGCCAATGGTGCGCCGTGGTGCGCCGTCGATTCCGGCGACCAGCGAATCGGGTGTCACTGCGTTTTATGAGCCGTTTCCTGTGCGTCCCAATACGCAGGTGAGTGGTGTTGATCTCAACAACCTCAAGCTGCTGGGACAGTCGGGTCGTGAGCAGTGGGCAACACAGCGTACCGATATGCTGCGCCGTGTGGTGCGGGCAACAACGGAAGCGCTCTGCGCCCAGAGCTTGAGCGGCAAGATTCAGTGGCCGGTTGCGCTTGAGGGGGGTGGTTTTGAAGTGTACGAGGTGGACTTTGGCGCGGTGCTGAGTGTGACTCCGGCCAAGTTATGGGATGCCGAAGGGGCCAAAATCAAGGATGTGTTCGACACGCTAACAGCGATGGAAGAGAAGATTCAGGAGCATGGCTACGGTGGCACGGTTGAAATCTGGGCGGGTAAATCGGCGTACGGGGCGCTCTTTGCGCTGGCTGAGGAGCATAAATCAACGGCCAAGGTACGCGTTGAGATTACCGACCAAGGGATCAATATCGGCGGCTATCTAATCAAGCGGCGCAGCGAGCTGTACCGCAATCCCCAGACCAAGGCCACGACGGCGGTGGTGGGTGCCACGGAATTGAAGATGATTGCCACCGATGCGGGGCACTTTGCACCGTACTGTGCACTGGATGATCTGGATGGCAATCTGCAACCAATGCCGATGCTGGTGAAGCCGATAAAGACCGACGACCCGAGTGGGTACAAGCTGATTGCCGAAGCGAAGCCGTTCCCGATCCCGAACGTGCGGGGCATCTGCCGCGCGACTGTGGTAGCGAGCTAAGTCATGTACGCCACGGTAGCTGATATCAGTGCGCAGTATGGCGAGGATCTGCTCTACAGCTTAGCACGTGATCCTGAAGACCCGCAGTTGCTGGATGAGCCGCGCATTGTGCGCAATCTGGAAGCAGCAGCGGCGGAGATAGACGGCTACTTGACGGCGCGCAATCTGCTCCCGATCAAGCAACCCTATCCCCCACTGCTGCGGCGGCTCAATGTCGATATTGCGGTGCAGCTACTGAGTGGAGACCGTAAGACTGACGAGCGTGACGACCGTTACAAGGCGGCGGTACGGATTCTGGAAGCGATTGCGGCGGGGCGGATGTCGCTCGGGATTGCGGCGGCGGATGAGCCTGCGCAGCGTGCAGAGTTTCAGGTGGCCACGCCTCCAAAGCGCTTTGACTTGCGGGGGTTCTGATGTTGGCATTGTTTCGCCCTCACATCATGACATGCCGCGTTGCCGCGCCGCGCGGTGTGATGCGCTGGTTTATGGAACTGCGCGGATTCACGGGCTTTGCGTCGTGCTGGGGGACGATCTATCTGATGGAGTCACTGACGGGTGAAGAGCGGACGATGGTGCTGCGCCACGAGATTGCCCATATGGAGCAGATGGCACGCGAAGGGCGCTTGATCATGATGACTCGCTATAGCTACCAGCTGGTGCGCGTTGGCTACCGGCAAAACCCTTACGAAAAAGCAGCACGGCTGCGTGAGTTTGTTTGGCATTACGCGGAACGGGCACTGCTGGCCGGTCGCACGACGCTGATCTTTCCCAACGTGGAGGAGTATTCATGAGTGGGGTCGCGCTGCATGTTGATCTGGAAGGGCTGGAGCAGTTGCAGCGGACGCTCAATCGGCTCTCGCTACTCGCTACCAGTGGCGAACTGCGCGGGCTGTTTGAAGAGATTGGCGAGTCGGGAGTTGCTACGGCACGGCTGGCTTTTCACGATCAGCGGGCTCCGGGTGGCCAGCCCTGGAAGGTTTCACAGCGTGCTGAGGCTGAGATGGGCGACACGCTGCGGTTGTCAAATGTGCTGATGAATTCCATTGACTGGGATGCGAATGCACAGCAGGCGACGATTGGGGTATACGGCGGCACCAATGTGGCCTATGGCGCGATCCACCAACTGGGTGGCCGTGCTGGTCGCGGGCGCAAGGTGAAGATTCCGGCGCGTCCGTTTCTGCCAGTGAGCGTGGCAGAGTTTGATGACCTAGAAGGGACGGTCAGAGACTGGATGGAAAGGGTTTTAGCATGAGTGAGATACCGTCAATTGATCTGCTGCGACGCACGATAGTGGCCGATGTGGCCACCCGCTTGCCCCATTTGCGCGAATGTCGTCCCCATCCGGGACGCTTTGACCTGGCGGAGTTGCGGCGCCTGTCGGCGACGACTCCGTCAGTGTTGGTGGCAACGCTGGGAATGGTCGCGGCGGAAGAGCTATCGACGGGCGAGCGCGGACTGGAACTCGCGATGGCAGCCTTTGTGGTGACAAGTGATCAGCGGCAGCTTTTAAAGGATGTGGCGGCACTGAACATTGTCGAAGCGCTGGCGTTGCACCTGCCGTTTCAGCGCTGGGGGTTGCCGTGGGCATTTCCGGCCACGGCGGTGCAGGCAGAAAACTTTTACTCGGGCGATGTGGATCGCGCGGCGGTGGCATTCTGGGCGGTGAGCTGGCGGCAGAAGGTGCGGCTCGGGACTCGCTGGGACGATGGCCCGGACGGGGTATTGCCGACGTCGCTCTATGTTGGCTTTACGCCAGAGATTGGCATTCCGCACGAGGATGACTACTGGCAGATCGGGGTGGAGTAATGGAGATACCGATGGATTTTCGGGTAGCAGAGCTGGAGCGGCGACTGGATAACCTGATCCGCTACGGCACGATTGCGCAGGCTGACTATGCGTTACACCGCGTGCGGGTGCAAAGCGGTGAACTACTGACGGGGTGGATTCCGTGGCTCACCCGCCGCGCATCGCTGGATAACGAGTGGTGGGCGCCGGAAGTCGGCGAGCAGGTGATTTTACTCTCGCCGTGTGGTGATCCGGCACAGGCGGTCGCACTTCCGGCTATCTATCAGGCGGCACACCCGGGCAGCCAGAACCGTCCGACGGTACACCGTATTGACTATGGCGATGGTGGTTTTATGGAATACGACCGCGCTGCTGGCAGGTGGCATGTCAACACCACGGGCGACCTGAAGTTTGACGTTGCTGGCCAGGCCGACATTACGGTGCAAGGGAAAGCGACGCTGATTGCCAAGGGGACGGTCGATATCGATGGTGGTTCGGGTGCTCTTAAAGGGGCGGTGCAGGGTGAATGCCTGTGCGCCTTTACGGGGAAACCGCACCCCCACATCTCACCGACCGTGCGGGAGAGTTTCTGATGCCATTGACCAAAGAGAGTATGGCGAATTTTGTCGAATTACGGCTGGCTGCGGTTTCAGCGCACCAGAGTTCTGACGGCGGCGCGGTGATGAATTACCGCAGGCAGGTGTTGGAGGCGTTTTGCCAGGGGATCATTGATGAGATTACGGCGAATGCGGTGGTGGAAACCACGTCGGGAGCGCCGGATAGTGAACATACGGGAAAAGTCTATTAGGAGGTTTTGTATGCCGAGTGCACCAATGCAGTGTATTGCGACCAGACCACTGGCGCTGCCGGACGGCAGTATTGTGGCGGAGGGTCAGGTGGTGAGTTTGAGTCCCAGACAGGCGAAGTATTGGCTGTTAGCAGGGAAAGTTCGTCCGGCGGGTCAGGCCGCCAAACCGCAGGGGGGCAAAGAAAAGCCCGCTGCAAGCGCAAAGGAGTAGGCCATGTCGAGTTTTTTGCACGGGGTTGAGATTGTTGAAATTGATTCGGGGCCTCGTCCGATCCAGACGGTGCGCTCCAGTGTGATCGGTCTGGTAGGGACGGCGCCGGATGCTGATCCGGTGAAGTTCCCTTTAAACACGCCGGTGTTGATTGCGGGGAGTCGCATAGAGGCGGCTGCTCTTGATACGGTTGGGGATCGTGCGGGGACGTTGCCTGATGCGATGGATGGCATTCTTGATCAGGCGGGTGCGGTAGTGGTCGTGATCCGCGTGGAAGAGGGACTGACACTAGCCGCCACGATGACGAATGTGATCGGCGGTGTGGATGTGGGGACGGGTGCCTACACGGGAGTGCAGGCTCTTCTCGCAGCAGAGAGTGTGTTGGGGTTTGCGCCGCGTATTTTGTGCGCACCGGGCTTTACTGGTTTCCGCCCTGAGGATCCGCTGACGCCGGGGAGTTATCTGGTAAACCCAGTAGTGGCCGAGCTGCTTGGCATTGCCGACCGTCTGCGTGCGGTGATTATTGCTGATGGCCCGGATACGAACGATGCTGATGCGATTGCCTATGCAGGTGATTTTGGGTCGCGCCGTGTGTATCTGGTGGATCCGGGGGTAAAGGTGTTTGCGGATGGCGAGGTGGTGATTGAGCCTTGCTCGGCGCGTGTTGCGGGGATGATTGCTAAGAGTGACGCGGAGCGCGGGTTCTGGTGGTCGCCATCGAACCGCGAGATGTACGGCATTATCGGCACCACGCGGCCAGTGGACTTTACGCTCGGCGACGCTAATGCCCGTGCCAATTTGCTCAACGAAAAGGATGTGGCGACGATCATCCGGCAAGGGGGCTACCGTCTATGGGGGAACCGTACTCTTTCCATGGATCCAAAGTGGGCGTTCCTTTCGGTCGTCCGCACGGCGGATATGATCAATGAATCGCTGCTGCGGGCACATATGTGGGCCGTCGACCGCAATATCACGAAGACCTATCTGGAAGATGTTGTTGAGGGGGTCAATAACTATTTGAGTCACTTAACGGTGATCGGCGCGATTCTTGGCGGGAAGTGCTGGGTGGATAGCGAGCTGAATACGCCGTCGAATTTGGCAGCGGGCAAGGTGTTTTTTGATTTTGACTTCACTCCTCCTGCCCCCGCTGAGCATGTGACGTTCCGTAGCCGGATGGTGGATGATTACTTTGAGCAGGTGCTCTAGGAGGTTTCTCTATGTTGGATCATATTTTACGCAACTTTAGTCTGTTTATTGATGGGCGCGGGTATGCGGGCAATGTCGATGAGCTGACTCCGCCAAAGTTGACGATGAAGACGGAGGAGTTTCGCGGCGGTGGAATGGATGCTCCGGTGGATATTGAGTTTGGGATGGAGAAGCTGGAGTGCGAATTCACGTTGTCAAAATACGATAAGGACGTGCTTAAGCAGTTTGGGTTGGCGCCGGGGACAACGACGCCACTCACGATGCGTGGGTCGGTGGAGAGCGAGGATGGCGATAAGCAGCCGGTAGTGATCAATCTGGTGGGGAAAGTCCGCGAGATCGATCAAGGGAACTGGAAGGCGGGCGAGAAGGCGACGCTCAAAGTGATGGTGTCGGTACGTGCCTATAAATACACCCACAGCGGCGAAGTCATTCACGATATCGATATTCTGGCGATGCGCCGGATTATTGGCGGGGTAGATCAGATGGCGGCGACGCGCGCTAATATCGGACTGTAGGGGAGGGGTTATGCAAATCAACTTAAAGCATCCGATTACGGTGGATGGGGCTGAGGTGAAGGTGTTGACGATGCGCGCTCCCCGTGTGCGTGACGAGCTGGCGGCGGCGAAGTCGTCAAAGATGCAAGAAGAGCGCGATGTGCGGCTCTTGGCGAACTTGTGCGAGGTGACTCCGGAAACGATTGAGGAGCTGCATATCGTCGACTTTAAGCAGTTGCAAGAGGGGTATCGCGATTTTTTAGTGTGAGTCCGGCGGCGCTGCGGCAGGCGGTGTTGTCGCTCAGTAGTTATACCCGTTGGAGTTATAGCGATTTAATGGAGATGGAGCTGGGGGAGTTGTTCGAATGGTTGGAAGCGGTGCGGCAGGCGCGCCGCTAACGCCACCACCCAGCAAGGGTGCGCACGATGGCACGCACGGCGGGGTAGAGAAATAGGGCGGCAATGAGTCCGGCAAAGGTGTAGTGCAGCCAGGTGGCACTGGGGACGTTGAGTTCATGAAAGAGCCAATAGAGTAGAGCGGCGGTGAAAAGGAGGGCAATGCGCGATGAGTAAGAGTTTAACGCTGGGTGTTGTGATTGGCGCGACATTAGGTTCCTCCTTTTCGGCGGCGATGAACGGCGCGAACCGTTCACTGGCAACGATTGGCGAGACAACGGAAAAGTTAAGTCAAACACGTCTTGAAATCAAGGAGTTCCGTCAACTGTCCAAGGATGCCGAAGCGAATAGTGGCCGTCTGATGGTGTTGGGGCAGTCGCTGAAGCGGGCGGGTGTGGATGTGAGTAATCTGGATCGCGAGAGCCAGCGGCTGAACTCCACGCTGATGAATCTGAAAAAGCAGTCGCGTATCCGTATTGAGATTGACGCGAACAAGCAGGCGCTCGATGAGGCGAAGTCAGGGTTGATGGGGGTGGCAGCGTCGCTCTATTCCATCGGCAAGCTGGTGTCGGCGCGGGGCGAAATCATGAAGGCGCAAGGGGAAATTGCGTCGCTGGGGATCGATGAAGCAGGGATTGCCAGTATCACCAGTGTTGGGACGGCGTTTTCCAGCACATGGGCAGGGACGAATACGGCTGATTTTGTCCGTGCTAGTTACGATGTGAAGAGTGGTATTGTCACGCTGGGCGATGTGGCTGTGGGTGAATTTACCCGTATTGCGGCACTGACGGCGGCGGCGACAAAGAGCACGACGTCGGAAATGACTACGCTGTTCGCCAAGGGATACGGTATTTACCGCAATCAGTTTGATGGGTTTGGGCAGCAGGTAGTCGCGGGATGGAACTCGCTCTCTGATGAAGAGCGCGATATTGAATTTGGTAAGTATTTTTCAGCGGGGATCTCAGCCAGTGTGCAGTCCTTCCGGACGGATGGGGCGCAGATGAGCCAAGCGCTGGGGGCGCTGGGAGCGACAGCCACCACGGCTGGGGCGAGTTTTGCAGATCAATTGTCGGTGTTAGGGGCACTGCAACGGACGATGGGCGGGTCGGAAGCGGCCACAAAGTACCGTTCGTTCCTGGCGAATGCCTCGAAGGCGGGCAATACGCTGGGGCTGGACTTTGTTGATGGCGCCACGGGGATGTTGCGCAGTGTGCCGGAGATTCTGGATCAGATCCATGCGTCGTATGGCGGGGTGATTGATCAGTCGGCAAAAGACGAGCTGCGCGCGGCCTTTGGCGACCAAGAAGCGTTAGCGCTGGTAGATTTGCTGGTTTCTCAGCGCGAGGCGCTGCGGAGTGGAGCACAAGAGATCAATACGGCGCTCTCTGGTGGTTTAGATAAGACGGAAGCGATGGCTAAGGCGATGCAACGTGGTCGCGGCTTCGAGCTTTTAGGGCAGCAGATTGGCAATTTATCGGCAGCGGTGGGCACGACGCTGTACCCGACGGCGGAGTTATTGGCGGGTGTGGTTGGGAAGGTGGCGACTGGTCTGCAATGGCTGGGCGAGCGCTTTCCGGTGGTCACAGGGACGACGGTAGGTTTGACGGTCGGATTTATTGGCGTGCTGGCAGCGGCCAAAGCGCTGACGGTCGGGGTGCTGTTTTTAAAAGGTGGCTGGCTAGGTTTGCAGGCGGCATATTTTGCCACGCTGGCGGCATCGCCGAAGGTGGCTCTGGCGCTCACAAGTGTGAGCAGGGCGCTCCATCTTTCGACGATTTCCACGTGGGCATTGGCGGGTGCACAGAAGGTATGGGCGCTCGGTTCGGTGATGGTCGTTTCGGCCACGCGCGCGGTATCGCTCGGGTTTCGGGCTATGAGTGTTGCAATTATGAGCAATCCGCTGGGATTGGCGATTGCGGGTATTGCGGTGGCGGCGGGGTTGGTGATTGCCTACTGGGAGCCAATTAAAGGGTTTTTTGCCGGGCTGTGGGGTTCGGTAAAGTCGCTCTTTGCTGATGGGGTGTCGTTTTTAATGTCGGTCTGGGAAAAGAGTCCGCTGGGGATGTTGTTTACGGCTGGCGAAAAGTTAGCGGGTTTTGTGGGCGGTCTGTTTGGCAGAAAATCCAGTGAAGGGTCGCCACAAGAGGAGGAAGCTGCCACGAAGCCGCAACGCGGCGGGCTGGTGCGCACGGCACAGGCTGTAGCAGTGGGAGCCACGCTGGTCGCAAGTCCGGTGGCGGCTACTGAAGTAGCACTGCCACCGCTTATGCCAGTCACGCAAGAGGCGGCACCGACAGCTATGCCGAAGATGTCCGGCAGGGCGGTGTATTCACCGGAGCTTTCCGGTCTGCCTGCGGTCAGCGATGTGTCTGGCAGGGCGGTGTATTCACCGGAGCTTTCCGGCCTTCCTGCGGTCAGCGATGTGTCCGGCAGGGCGGTGTATTCACCGGAGCTTTCCGGCCTTCCTGCGGTCAGCGATGTATCCGGCAGGGCGGTGTATTCACCGGAGCTTTCCGGCCTTCCTGCGGTCAGCGATGTGTCCGGCAGGGCGGTGTATTCACCGGAGCTTTCCGGTCTGCCTGCGGTCAGCGATGTGTCCGGCAGGGCGGTGTATTCACCGGAGCTTTCCGGCCTTCCTGCGGTCAGCGATGTATCCGGCAGGGCGGTGTATTCGCCGGAGCTTTCCGGTCTGCCTGCGGTCAGCGATGTGTCTGGCAGGGCGGTGTATTCACCGGAGCTTTCCGGCCTTCCTGCGGTCAGCGATGTGTCCGGCAGGGCGGTGTATTCACCGGAGCTTTCCGGCCTTCCTGCGGTCAGCGATGTATCCGGCAGGGCGGTGTATTCACCGGAGCTTGCTGGTCTGCCTGCTCCAGTGTTGTCTTCTCTTTCTCCCGCTCCCGCTCCCGCTCCCGCTCCTGCTGCGGCTGCTCCTGTGACGTCGAGTGCGACCACAATCAATAATAATCAACGCTATGAAATTAAAATCGAAGTTGCGTCCGGCGCCGATGCGCAGGCGATTGCGCGCGAGGTGGAGCGGGTGCTCCGCGAGCGTGATGCGGCGGCTGGGGCGCGCTCCAGAGGGCGGCTATATGATTGACACAATGATGGCATTGGGGGTGTTTCGATTTGCGCTCGATACGGCGGCATATCAGCAGTTGGTGCGGAGTGCGCAGTATCGTTGGGGCTCTCAGGAGCGCCTCGGTCGACGTCCGGCACGGCAGTTTCTTGGGCAAGGGGAGGAGTCGGTAAAGCTGTCCGGCATAATTTATCCGCATTTTGCAGGCGGGGTGCGGCAACTGGAGCGGATGCGTGATTTGGCGGGAGCAGGTAAGCCGCTGCTGTTGGTTGATGGTCGCGGCATGGTGTGGGGGTTGTGGTGCATTGAACAGATCGAGGAGACCCGCAGCGAGTTCTTGGCGAATGGCGATCCGCAAAAAGTGGAGTTTGTGTTGTCGTTGGGGCACTACGGGGAGGATGTATGAGTCAACTGTACCGCACGAGTGATGGCGATATGCTTGATTGGATTTGCTATCAGCACTACGGGCGGACGGCTGGTGCGGTGGAAGCGGTCTTGGTCGCGAATCCGGGGTTGTCGGCACGTGGCCCGGTACTGAGTGCTGGGGTACTACTGGTGTTGCCGGTATTGCCTCCGCAGGAAAATACGGTGGTGCGCTTATGGGATTAGTGCGAGTGCGTCCTGATTTTCGCATCATGGCTGATGCAGCTGATGTGACGGCGCAGATTCGTGATCGGCTGTTATCGCTGGTGGTGACGGATGCGGCGGGCATGGAAAGCGATACGGTGGAGATTGCGCTGGATGATCGTGATGGGATGATCGAGCTGCCTCGTACTGGAGCTACATTGTCGGTGGCAATGGGTTATGTGGATGAGGGTGTGATGTCGATGGGGCGGTTTGTGGTCGATGAGGTTGCCCTGTCTAGCCCACCGCAGACACTGACGATCCGCGCTCGGGCGGCTGATTTGCGGCAGGGACTAAAGCGGCCACGGACGCGTCCGTGGGAGGGGAAGAGTATTGGCGATATGGTGGCACAGATTGCGGGTGAGCATGGATATACACCCAAAGTAGCTGATGCGCTGGCGTCGGAAGTGATTCCGCATATTGATCAGGTGGATGAGTCGGATTTGAATTTTCTGACACGGTTAGCGAGGGATCGGGGGGCGATCTGTAAGGGTGCTGAGGGGTTGCTGTTGTTTGTGCCGCCAGGCGAAGCTAAAAGCGCCAGCGGTCGTGATTTGCCGGTAGTAGCAGCCACGCGGCAGATGGTGACAAGTTGGGAGGTGACACTGGCGGAGCGCGGGAAATATCCGGCAGTGTCGGCACGGTGGTTTGATGTGGTTTCTGCTACTGAACAGGTTGTCCATGTGGGCACAGGGGAGCCGGTGCACATGATCAGGCGCCGCTATCCTGATCAGGGGGCTGCGCAGAGTGCGGCCAGTGCGCAGCTTTCTACGTTTATGCGTGGTCTGGCGACGTTGCGGCTGCGGATGGTGGGTAGGCCGGATTTATTGGCGGAATCTCGGTTGATGCTCTCTGGTATTCGTGCTGGTGTTGATGGTGCGTGGAGTGTGTCGCGGGTGGTGCATCGGCTGGATAGTGGCGGGTATACGTGCGAGGTGGAGGCTGAATCTCCAAAAGAGGAGGCGGTATGAAGGGGATGAGTGCCGGTGATGGTTCACTGCTGAGTGGTCGAGAGCATTTATACCAGAGTGTGCGCGATATTTTGACGACGCCGCTGGGGAGTCGGGTGATGCGACGTGAGTATGGGTCGCGGCTGTTTGAGTTGGTGGATCGTCCGCTGAGTCCCGCGCTTTTAGTGGATATGTACACGGCTACGGCAGAAGCGCTCATGCACTGGGAGTCGCGCTTGAAAGTAGAGAGTGTGCGGGCTGAGCGGGTGGCGTCAGGAAGGGTAGAGTTGATGTTGACGGGACGCTATCGCCCGACGGGTGAAGCGGTGAAGCTGGAAGGGATAGTGCTATGAACATGGAGATTGACCTTTCGCGTCTCGGGCAGCCACAGGTGGTGGAGTCGCTCGATTTCGAGGTGATTCTGGGGCAGATGCTGGATGATCTGCGTTCGCGGATGCCGGAGTTTACGGCGCTAACGGAGTCTGATCCGGCGATGAAAATTTTAGAGGTGGCGGCGTTTCGCGAGCTGCTCCTGCGGCAGCGGATCAATGATGCAGCCAGAGCGGTAATGCTCGCCTATGCGGGTGGGAATGATTTGGATCAGCTGGCGGCTATTTTCGGGGTGCAGCGTTTAGTGCTCGATCCGGGAGATCCAGCGGCGATCCCGCCCCGCTTGCCGGTGCTAGAGGATGATGAGCGGTTGCGTCGTCGGGTGCAGATGGCTCCGGAGGGGTGGTCGACAGCGGGCAGTGCGGGGGCATACCGTTTTCATGCGCTCTCAGCGTCGCCGCTCGTTAAGGATGTGGCGGTGTGGAGTCCCGCGCCGGGGGTGGTGCGGGTCGCGCTGCTTTCGTCGGTGGGCGATGGCACGGCTGATGCCACGTTGCTGGAAATGGTTGATGCAGTGCTATCGGCGGATACGGTGCGTCCGCTTTGCGACACAGTGGAAGTGGTCTCGGCCATACTGGTGCCGTTTGTGCTCGATGCGGGGCTGGTTGTCTGGCCGGGGCCGGATGAAGGGGTGGTGCGCGCCGAAGCGCTGAGTGCTGTGCAGCTCTATATATATGAACAGCATGTGTTTGGTGGTGCGGTGACGTTGTCGGGGTTGTATGCGGCATTGCACCGTCCGGGTGTGCAGCGTGTGGTGCTGCGCGCGCCGCTGGCTGATGTCGCTGGGCAACTGGGTGAGGTGCCGTGGTGCGCAGCGCTTTCGGTCGTAGTGGATGGGCGTTATGGCGCCTGATTTATTACCTCCGAGTGCCTCGCCAGCAGAACGGGCACTGGCTCAGGTTATGGCACGGTTATCTGATGTGCCGTTGCCGGTGGGGACGTTGTGGGAACCGTGGTCGGCGCCAGCGTCGGTGTTGCCGTGGTTGGCGTGGGCATTTTCGGTGGACGATTGGGATCACGAATGGTCAGACGACCGCAAGCGTGAAGTGATTGCTGAGAGTGTCCGCTTGCACCAACACAAGGGGTCGGTGTGGTCAGTCAAACGCGCAGTAGAGCTAATCGGTGCGGATGGCGGGGTGGAGATTTTGGAGATGGCCAGGCAGCGGCAGTTGTTTGGTGAGCTAGGCCCTACCCGTTTATCGGCTGGGGTGAAGCTGGATGGTTCATGGCTGGTGCGGCCCTTGGAGTGGTATGTGCTGCTGCCGCAGGTGCAGCATTGGGCGGAGTTTATTGTGCGGATTGATTTGGCGGCGGTGCGGCAGCCGGGGTTCTTCGCGCTGCTGCGTCAGGTGGTGGCACGCTGGGCACCGGTGCGCTCATGGCCGCTATGGGTCTATTGGTTGGCGCTCCGTTTTGTGGTGTTGTGGCAAGTGTCGTCGTCGGGATTTTTGCAAAAGGTTTCTGGTGCCCGTTTTGACTGGCCGGGTCGCGTGGTTGCTGAGGGTTCTGGCGGGTTTGCGCTGGGTCGAGATGGTGCTGTGGTACAGCTTGGGTTGCCGCTGGGGTCGTTTCGGCTAGGTGAGGTGCGCGGGGCGCTGAGTAGTTGGCGCTTGCGTTCGTGGCGGATTGCAAGTGCTGCGCAGATGAGTTCCAGCGTCACGGTGTGGCCGTTTCCGGTGCGCCGCCTGCAAGCAGGTCGACTCTTAAATGGTGGCTGGAGGCTGGGCAAGCGAGAGTTTGATGCGACGTCTGCGGCATGGTGGCAGAAGTGGTGCCAGTTGCCTGTGGCTGTGTCGCCGTCGGTTTCGTTTTTTCAGCGGTTTTTACTGCGCTATCCGGCAACGCCGGAGCGGCTGTCGCGTCCGGTAGTGTTGGGCGGTCAGCGTCGGTTGGATGGTGCCTGGCAGGTGGGTGGGTCGATGTGGCCACGGCGGCTGGGATCATTTGGTCTGCACCGCGATCACCCGCTCCCGGCGGCTTCGTCGGCGGATATGAGTTCGAGTGTGGTGGCACTGGCTCCAGCACGGCAGCGGCTTGGGATTGCGATGGCTACAAAGCTGGCGGCGGCACGCCGTAAGTTGGATGGGTCGTGGTTTTTGGGTGCGCGCTGGAAGTTGGGGCGGTTTGCGCTTGCGGGGCAGCGTTTGCGCTCTATGAGTTTTCTGGTTGCTCCGGTGTTGGGTTCGTTTGCGCTGGCACGTGAAGGGGCACAGATGGCGGCAATCTCGCCGCGTCCGGGTTTTGCGGGGTATCCGCGCCTTGATGGTCAGTGGCGGGTTGGTGGCGCTGGGATGCCGCTCTTTAAAATGGTGATTACGAAGGAGGTTATATATGGCTGAAGCGATTACGGTGAATGGATTTCGGTCGCGTTTAGCGGCATGCGTGGCAGGTGGCCCGGCACTGCCGCCGGTGGCATTTATGGCGTTTGGTGATGGGGGACACAATGCGGATTTAACGCCCAAGGCTCCTAGTGCGGCGGCGACGGCGCTGAATCATGAGGTGCTGCGTAAGCCGCTGGCGCTGATTTCTCTGAATGGGTATGAGGTGGAAGGAAAGGGGGTCGTAGAAAAGGCGGAGCTGATTGGCGTGCGTATTTCCGAGGCGGCGCTGCTGGATGCGCAGGGGAATGTGGTGGGGCTGAAGTTTTTTGCACCAAAGGTGAAAGAAGGGGATGAGCGTTATGAGATCAGTATTGTTGTGCGGTTTTAAGCGACTGATAGGAGGTGTGTAATGGCGTTACCGAAGTATCCGATCACGCCGATTCCGAATGATGAGCCGGATGCGGTGCCGTCGTTATGGAATACGCGCTATGTGGAGATTGATCAGAATTTTAATGCGCTCGATAGCCGCTTGGTGGCACGCGAGAGTGAATTAAATGCGGCACGGGCTCCGTTTGCGAATTTGAATGCCAGGCTGTCTGACATTGATAGTCGTGTAGGGACGAGTGAGCCGGAGTACCAAGAGGCGCTCCATTTTGAGGTGCGCCATCAAATGGAACTGGTAGCACTGGCACATGTGGAGATTGCGAAGTCGCGCCGGATGCGGCAGCAGCAGGGTGAAGTGGTGCTGCGCAATCGCGGTGTCAATTATGGTTTGACGGTCTCAAAGAGTGTGACGGCGACGCGCAATCTGCATTTGGCGGCGGGTCAGTTCTTTTTGAATGGCCGGATGTACAGTGTGAATGCACTGGAGAATGCGGCGAGCGTGCAGGCGAATGCGTCTGGTCAGACGATGACGTGTGTAGCGTATGTGCGGCTGTCGGGCAATGCGGTGTCGTTTCACTGTTCGCTCTTAGGGCAGGAGGCTCCTGATGATGGGGTAGCGCTCTACCGTCTAAGTGTTCCGGCGGGGAGTACTGAGGTGAATGATCAGTATTTGGCTAGCGTGACGCTGACGGATGTGCGGCGGGTGGAAGCCGATTGGCCGCAGGTGCAAGTGAATCCGCCACAGGTGACGGTAGCGCTGGGAGCGGCGTTACCAAATGCGGGGTATGTGCTGCGCTGTGATGTGGTGAGTGCTGTTGGTGGGGTGATTTCGCCAGACGCGGTGCTGGTGGATGCACGGGCGAATAATGGGTTTCGGTTTACTCTGGCGTCGCACGCTGATGATGTGGTGGTGCGTTGGTCAGTTATGAATTTGGAGGTGTAATATGGCGATGTTGCGTTTAATGGGAAATGGGCCGCACCATGATGTAATGGTTGCGGGTGCGCTGGTAACGGTGGGTGAGGTGACGATTGATGCGGCGGCGCTGCAGCGTGATGAGTCGGTGACGGTGGATGTGTTCGTATCGCCCACTGGTGGGTTTATGCTCGATGGCCCGGGAGCGTTTGCTGTGAATGTAGCGATTCCGCCGCGTCGTTACCATGAAGAGGCGGCGATGGATGAGTTTGGCGAAGGCGACGCTGATGGCGATGGTGAGCTGATGGGGTCTGGCACGGTGGTGCGTGAGCCGTTGCCACTGGATGTGGATACGGTTGTGGTCACGTTGTGGCCGAAATAATTTTGGAGGGATGATATGCCAACGATTTTTGTAAAAGATGATTTACGGGCTCAAGTAGAAGCGGCGTCGGGTGGTGCGATCACGGTATTATACACGGCTGCGGGGCATCCGAGTTATATGGCGGTGGTGCCGAAGTTCCGCATGGAAGATATCGACCCCTCCTTAGGGACGGGTGTCTGTCCGGCGTTTATTGTGAATGGCGTCGAAAAGTCAGAGTTATTCCTCGGTCTATACCCAGGGGTGGTGCGCGACGGCAATTTTCTATCGCTGCCGGGGGTGATTCCGACGGTGAGCCAGAATTTCGACTATTACCGCGCGCAAGCGGCAAACAATGGCCCGGGTTGGCATATGGTGACAAATGCTGAGTTTTCGGCGCTGGCGCTGTGGTGTTGGAAAAACGGCACAATGCCGCGTGGAAATACGAATTGGGGGCAGAGTTCTGACACGCCGTTCGAGGTTGGCCGCCGTGGCGACCGCGCGCTGCCGGGTACGGCGAGTGGTGACGGGAAAACGTTTACGGGTTCTGGGCCGCTAAGTTGGCGGCATAATGGATCGCCGTATGGTATTGCGGATTTGTGTGGCAATGTCTGGGAATGGTGCACAGGGATGCGGATTGTGGACGGTGAAATTCAAGTGTTGCCGGATAATGATGCCGCCGCTTCGGGTGCGGATGTGTCTGCTGGATCCGCCGCGTGGCGCGCGATCAATGGGGCAACGGGCGCGTTTGTGACTCCGGGTTCAGCCAATACGGTGAAGTACGCTACGTCAGGCACGGCGAATTACACGCTAGTGCGCACCAGCGGGCAATCGTTTGAGGGGATGACGAATCCGGGCACCACACCAGTGGCCGAGGCTGCCTTGCAGCAGTTGCGCCGCCTGGGATTATTCCCGATTGCCAGCAGTGGTCTGGGTGGTGATGGGTTTTGGGTCGATGCAACGGGTGAGCGGTTGCCGATCCGTGGTGGCGCCTGGTACTATGGTGCGCTTGCTGGCGTGTTTGCGCTTCACGTGTACTTTCCCCGGTCGCATGTCTACTCGGCTATCGGTTCCCGTCCCGCTTTTGTAATCTGAGTTCTGGTGCGTGTTATCTGTTGGGGTGGACGAGAGTCCACCCCTCGAAAATAAGGAGGGTGCATGTCTCGTCGAGGTGAAAGGGAGTTGCCAGCAGAGCCACCCGTGGCAAGTGAGCTTATGATTCGCCAGAAGTGCGAAGCAATGATATATGCGGCATATGGATTTTTGCGGCAGTTTCCAAAATATGAGCGGCATGTGCTGGGTGCGGAAATTAGAGAGTCGCTCTGTCAATTGTTGCGGTTGATTGTCACGTGCAATAAGCGCTATCACAAGAAAACCACGTTGCAGGATTTGGATGTGGAGCTGGAAGTGTTGCGCTCGCGGGTTCGGTTAGCACACGGTTTGGGTTACTTGGATATGCGCCGCTATGAATTGTGGTCGCGCATGAATGATGAGATTGGTCGCATGATTGGCGGCTGGGTGCGGTCGGTTCAGGGGTAGTGTGTTTTTTTGGGTATGAGTTATTTACGGATGCCGATCCGTGGTGGCAACTGGAACAATGGTGCGCTTGCTGGTGTGTTTGCGCTGAACGTGAACAACGCTCGTTCGAATGTCAACTCGAATATCGGTTCCCGTCCCGCTTCTGAGGATATGCCTGAAGTGCCTGGCTGTGTTTATGGCCTGGCAACCGTGCGCCTCTCAAAAGGACTTGTATCCACGGCCAAGTGCCGAAACAGTGTAATGGCGGTCTGTTCGTAGTTTTTTGGGCTGGTTCAGGCCGTTATTTTTTTAGGAGGGATGTTACTGTGTTGAGTACGTTGTTTACTACTATTGTTGATTTTGAGTCGCTACATAGTGCGTATTTGCGGGCACGCAGGGGGAAGCGAGATCGTTGTGAGGTAATGGAATTTGAGCGCGATTTGGAGGGGAATTTAATTGCGCTACAAAATGAGCTGATGTGGGATATGTATCGTGTGGGGAGATACCGTAATTTTATTGTCTATGAGCCAAAACAGCGCATGATAAGCGCTCTGCCGTTCCGTGATCGTGTGGTGCAGCACGCGCTGGTGGCTGCGATTGAGCCGTTTTGGCAGCGGCGGTTTATTTTTGATAGCTATGCGTGTCGACCGGAAAAAGGGACGCATCGAGGAGCGGATAGGGCACAGCGTTTTTTGCGCATTGTGCAGCGCAACCATGGCGCGGTCTATGTGCTGAAGGCGGACATTGCTCGCTATTTTCCGTCGGTGGATCATGGAGTCTTGAAGTGTTTACTGCGCAAGCGGGTAAGTTGCGAAAAGACACTGGAGTTGCTCGACGGGATTATTGATGCACCGGTAGAGGGAGAGGGTGTGGTTGTGCTGTGCGGTATTCCGATTGGTAATCTCACTAGCCAGTTGTTTGCGAATATTTACCTGCACGAGCTGGATTTATATGTAAAGCACACGCTGCGCGAACGCTATTATGTCCGCTATATGGATGATTTTTGTATTGTCCATTGGGATAAGAGCCATTTACACGAGCTGCGCCGGGTTATTGAGGGGTTTTTGTGGGATGTGCTCCGTTTGCGCACGAATGCGAAAACGCAGGTTTTTCCGGTTGGAGCCCATCGTGGGCGGGCGCTTGACTTTCTGGGCTATAAGATTTTTACGACGCATCGTCGGTTGCGTAACGATTCGATTGCTCGTATTAAGCGGACGTTGCGCAAGCTCAAGATTCAGTATGAGGCTGGCGAGGTTTGCATTGAACGAGTGCGCCAGTCGGTGCAGTCGTGGTTGGCACACTCCAGCCATGCAGATGCGCGCGGGCTTCAAAGGTATATTCTGGAGAGGTTTCCTTTTGTTCACTCACTAAAATAGCTGAGGAGGGTGGTGCTATGACTCGACCGATTATTCCGTGGATGGGCGGCAAGAAGAGATTAGCGAAAAAGATTATCCCGAACTTTCCAGAGCATGAGTGTTATGTGGAGCCATTTGCAGGCGGAGCAGCGATTTTCTTCTTAAAGCCACCATCAGCTGTTGAGGTAATCAATGATATTAACAGCGACCTGGTCAATTTATATCGGGTTGTTAGGCATCATTTAAACGAGTTTACTTTCCAGTTTCGTACTTCCTTGTGTAGCAGGGAGATGTTTGAGTGGCTCAAGGATACTCCCGTGCATACGCTGACTGATATTCAGCGGGCTGCGCGGTTTTTTTATCTTCAAAAACTTGGCTTTGGTGGAAAGCTAAATTCCACGTTCGGCACGGCAACTACTGCCCCGCCGAAGTTAAATCTTACGCGCATTGAGGAGGATTTGTCGGCAGCGCACCTGCGGTTACAGCGTGTATATGTCGAGCATCTGTCGTGGGATGCGTGTATTGCGAAGTATGATCGTCCACACACCTTTTTCTACTGCGATCCGCCGTATTGGCACACAGCAGGGTATGAGTGCGAGTTTGGATTTGAGCATTATATAAAAATGGCGGCAATGGCCAAGGCGATTGCAGGTAAGATGATAATATCGATTAACGACCACCCGGATATTCGTGAGCTTTTTAGTGGTATGCGATGCGAGGAGATGAGCATAAAATATACGGTAGGGGGTAGCAAGGAGGGAAGGAAGGAGAGTCGGGAGTTGTTGATTTATTCGTGGTAGTCAAATTCGCTTTGACGCTATCAAGACAGCGCCTGTGGGGTTATTTCGCAATTTCTACAGGCGCCAATTCGCGCGCGGCTTCTGAGGCGAGGAACGCCGCGCCGCGATCAAGCCCTTCATACACGCGCAGCCAATTGACTTCGATGCTGGCGGTGGCCAGCCAGAGGTAAGCGACCACGCCGAGAGAGAACGCATAGCGGAGCCACGGATTTGGGATGAGCGGTGGTGCTTTCCAGGTGCGCAGCGTTGTCAT